GTAAGAGAGAAAGCAAATTATACTTGTGAACACTGCAAAAAGACTGACTCACGAATGGAATGCGCTCATATCTACGGGCGCAGACTGAAGTCGGTTAGGTGGTCACTTGATAACGCGGTTTGTCTTTGTCACTTGTGTCATAGAGATTTTACGGAGAACCCCTTGAAATTCGTGGAGTGGTTGAATCAGTATTTTGGTGAAGGTCATATGGAAATTTTAAGAGAGAAGCAGCGGGGTATCTTCAAGGCTACGCCAGAGATTAAGAAAGAGATAGCAAAGCATTACCGAGAGGAGTTAAAAGCCATGGGGGAGAATGAAGGCTACGAGCCGAGGAGTTATAACTAATGACGATTGATGATTTGCATGATGCGACCTTGGTATTCAGACCGAGAAAGAGAAAGCTAAGTATTGAGCAAGTGGTCGAGGCGATGGAGCTAAGATCAAACGGGCTAGGCTGGGAAAGGTTAGGAATAGTTCTCAACGTAAGCCCAGATTCCGTAAGAAAAAATGTTCTAGGCGCTGAGAGACACGGGTATAACTGGTGGCGTGTATGAGGTGGGAGATTTGGAAAGCTAAGATGAGAGCGAATTTAGTAATGGCTCGGCTTGATCTGAAGGCGCTCAGTAATCGGATTGATATTTATGATGTGCTGATCTATTCGTATATGGCGTTCTGTATATACATTGTAATGGTGAGCGTATGATTTTACAGTTTCCAGTACCAGGCGATGCCGATCAATCAAAAGTGACCATGGAAGTCGAAACGGATAATATCAGCCTGTCGTATTCATTCCATGAGCGAGATTTAGAGGCAGCCAGTAATCGGTTTTATCAAGCGCTGGAGGCTTTGGGTTTAGAGGTGAAACATGGCTGATCTGCGACACAAATTAGATAAAGAAACCAGGAAGCGCCACTTTCCAGAAATGGACGGTGGCAAAGGATCGAAGCCCCGAAGGGCTACGGAAGAAACTCGGAAGGCTTACGCTGATGGGTGGGATCGTATCTTTAAGAAGTGACTACTTGCAGGATGGCTTGCGGTTCTCATAGTCGGGCCAGTGACCAGCGCACACCATTTCATTATAAAACCTGGCGCTATCTTGTTCGGCCTCAATATCACCAGTTCCAGCGATACCAAGAGCGAGAAGCAAAAACAGCGAAGCCATGATTATTGCGGTGAGTCGTTTCTCTTGTTTGTTCATTGTTAACCCCTTGGGCCGCCTACGCAGCGTTTGGATATGGTGCTTGAAATAAAAAACAATGCGCGATGGTTAGAGTAACCCAAGGTGCAATTACATTGTTTTCGTTTAATGCTTTTTTGGGCAGCCATGCTTCACTGCAAGCGCCAGCAACCAAAATTGCTTTTGATGTTTCTCGAACAACCTTAACTTTTGTTGTTTCGCCGTCGCTAGATTCGATTGTGATGATCTCGTTTAACATTTCTAATTTCCCTCTTGTAAAAGCCGCCTACGCGGCCTGTTCCTGTTCATTAGATTGTAGTGATTCGATATACTGCACGGCTTTTTCTGCTAGTGCTGCGGCCTTGAATATGGCTTTCGGCTCGTTCTTTAAACACTTGATCCAGCTGTTAAGGTATTGAGCGTGATCTTCGCGTGGCTCGTTAGTTATGCCGAGTAGCGCACACTGGAACGCTGCGCCCAATTCCGCGACCAGTTCCTCGAAAGCGTATTCGGTGTTGCCAAACTTGTTACCTAGCTGTCGGTCGCATCGCGATTTGTGGCCTGTCCAGTGTGTTAGCTCATGCAGCAACGTGCTATAATAGTTCTCAGTTTGGGTAGAGTGTTCGCTGGCCTTGAACGCTTCCAGGCTAGGTACTTGGATATAGTCAGCGATTGGCTTATAGAACGCGCCTTGTAAGTCGTTGAAACGAATGTCAGCGCCACTATTAGAAACCCACTGATCGGCTGCGCTAATGCGCTCGGCTTCGGTTAGCTCTAAACACTTGGCCTCGTATCCATCAACCTGCCCAGCGTGAAACACCATAAACGTCTTGAGCATTGGAATGGTAGTTTCTTCGCCTGTATTCTTATCCTCGACAGTAAGAGGCTTATAAAAGATAACAGGTGTGCCCTTCTCGCCCTTCTTAACTTGCGCACCGATTGATTGCCATTGCTTATACGTCGCCCAGGCTTGGCCAGATAGTCCGAGTATCATTATGTTGATACCCGAGTATCTGCGACCAGTTACCGCGTTGGTAGGCATACCCGATAAACCTTGCATGGGATTCATCCAGCCAGTGCCCGCTGATTCCATCTGCTTAACGATTTTGTTTGTGATTGTTTCGTATGTACTCATTGTGCTGCCCTCCTAGGCTGTAAGGCTCCCCGTGAGCCGTTGAAGTAATTATTTATTAATAGATGATATTGTGTCAATAGATATCTTTACAAAGTGTATAGATTATTTAGTTATATTAATTTGTGTTATTATGCAATAGATGAAATTTATGCGTGGGTGATGGTATGGCAGCAACCAATGCGGCAAAGAATAGAAAGATGCGCCAAGAGCAACTCAGAGAGCTTATAAGCAAGAAGGGACTAGTGCAGAAAGTTCTTGATACAGCGCAGAAAATGGATGAGCAGGGGGCTACACTAGAAGCCACTGAACTACAAGCAATGAAAGCTAGTGCAGATATACGCTTGAAGCTCATTAATAAGTACCTGCCAGACATGAAAACCCAAGAGATAACGGGCGAAGGTGGTGATGCCTTGGTGGTCTCTATACTTAAAAAACGCTTCGACGGTGTAGAGTAATGCCGACGATTGAGTATCATCTCAAACCGCAGGGGCAAGTGCTGCAACAGTTCGCAGATTGCCGAGAGCGTAACTCATTTATCATGGGGCCGCTTGGTAGTGGCAAGACGGTACAAACGATTCTCAAACTGTTTGATCTAATGTGCGAGCAAGCTCCAGTTAAAAGCGAACAGCATCCTAATCACGGGGTGAGACTGACTCGAATCATTGCGGCTCGAAACACTTATTCCGAATTGTTTAGCACCACCATTAAAGATTGGCTCGAGATACTCGGTGACTTGGGCGAGTTTAAGCAGGGTAACAAAGAGCCGCCTACGCATCGCCTAGCGTTTCAGTTGGACGATGGGACAAGTGTTAGGTGTGAGGTTATCTTTATTGCGTTTGATCGGCCCGATCACGTTAAAAAGGCTCGGGGTATACAGACGACTTGGGTGTGGCTGAACGAAGCCAAGGAACACTCCAAGGCTGTTGTTGATATGCTCGACTTGCGGGCTGGTCGCTATCCATCACCCAAAGAGGGCGCACGTCCTACTCATTACGGGATAGTGGGTGACTCGAACGCTCCCGACGAGGATCATTGGTATTACAAGCTGGCAGAAGAAGAGCGCCCCGAGGGCTGGGCTTTCCATCGTCAACCAGGTGGAGTCTATAAAGACGGTGAGTCGTGGGTAGTCAATCCAGACGCTGAGAACCTTGACAACCTGCCAACGGCTTACTACTCACGAGGCTTGCAAGGTAAGACAGACGATTGGATTAAAGTAAACCTAGCCAATGAATACGGGTTCGTTTCATCTGGTAAGCCAGTGCATCCAATGTATGTGGACTCGGTACACTGCTCACAGGATCATTTCGAGCCATCGAGAGATATCCCGATAATTCTAGGCTTTGACTTTGGTCGGACTCCTGCGTGTGCATTCCTACAGCGCACGTCAATGGGTAGGTGGGTGTGCTTCGATGAATTCTGTCTAACCGATAGCGGGGCGGTGGACTTTGCGCCACAACTGAAACGATATATCGACGCTAACTACCCCGACCACAAGTTTAAGGGCTGGGGCGATCCATCTGGTGACAACAAGAACCAGGCGAATGCAGATACACCATTCAAGATTATCAGGGCGGCAGGCATTCCATGCTCCCCTACGAATACTAATGATCCAGCAATGCGAAGGGCTGCACTAGAGTTACCGATGAAGGAAAACTGTATGGACGGTAAGCCTAGATTCCAGCTAACAGGCAAGGCCAAGATGATTAGGAAAGGCTTACAAGGTGGTTTCTGTTATCGGCGAATCCAAGTCTCGGGGGATCGGTACACTGATGAACCCGATAAGAACGAATACTCGCATCCCGTAGAAGCTCTTGAATACGCTCTACAGGGCGAGGGAGAAGGAAGGCAGGCATTGACTAGGGCGCAGGGCTTTCATCGTCCTACAACCGCTAAGGTGGCTTTCAGTGTCTTCTGATGTGTACGTTGTATTCTGTGACGATGATGGGCATTGGTGGTCTCGATTCCTGCAACCATTCTGGCGTCATTGTTATGTAGTTATTCCAGACCGTGGCAGGTGGATAGTGTACGGAAAGACTGTTGGTTCACTGGATATTTTTACAGTGGATGATAAACCGTTTACACTAGATGACGTGATTGTCATTAAGGCACAGATGAAAGAATGCAAGCGTAGTCCGATCATGCTGAATACTTGTGTGGGACACGTTAAACAAATACTAGGAATCAATAACCCGTTGATTCTCACACCTTATCAACTCTATGTGAGGTTATTACATGAAAAAGCCTAAAGCTCCGCAAAAGACAGCGCAGGAAGTCGCTGTAGAACGTCGTCAAACTATCATGCTAGATAAAGAGATCGAAGAGCAGGAAGACCGTTTCCGTGCTTTGTCTCGCGGTAAGCGTGGAACAGTCAGCCTATTAGGTGGCGCACCTCGAAGTCGTGAAGAATCAGCAAGCCGTGGTCGTGCTGCTGGGCTTGGTGGCTCTGCTGGTCGATCACTTGTTGGCGGTATGATGGGCGGCATGGGTGGCGGTA